CGCGTGAGAGCAGGGTCGTCGGTTTCGATGCTGTTTTGACGGTTCTTGGTATCCTGTAGGCGTGCCTCACGCAAGGTACAGTCCAAGCTGGGTGTCGCATACCGCTGGGAGAATTCTTGAAAGGAAAAGGACCGATGCCGCAAAAGCTGTCGCGCAATGTCTCGGGTCGTCTCAATCTCGAGACAAACGTTGACCATTTCAAGCGGGGACCAATGTTTGTGCTGGATTAAATAACGAACCAGTTTATCGTTATGTAGTCCATTTGCCTGACTGGTGGGGTTCGAGACCCGCGCACAATACGCAATCTGGTCTTCCAACGTGCCGGACATGCCATCGGGTGCGGAAGACGAGTGAATCAGGGTCACTTTCATCTACTTAGATAGAAGATAGGTCTTTAAATAGATTAACGACGTCTTCTGTGCAACTTACTCTCCGCTTCTCTACGCTGTTCCGCTATACGCTCATCCTCCAGGCGGTATGCTTCTTCTCTCCGTTCTCGATTCAACATTTCCATATGTTGTTCATAGGCCTGTTGATCGAGCATCCGTTGGTATCTCGCATGCTCTTCCGACCTGGCCTCGGCTCGTCTAGCCGCAGGATGCACCAATTCTTCCAGGGTTCGCCTGACCTTTTCGTTGGCTTCCTCCTGTAAGGCTTGAGCTCTTGCCCGTCGTTCTATTTCGGGGTCTGGCATGATCGCCAATGGAGGTAATGGAGGTGCGACGGCTTGGGGAAGATGGAGAACCTGATTTGGAACGTTGGTCGGCAATGCGTTCTCGTCCAGGTTAAGGGATGGACGGCGTATGGTGCGGCGTCGAAACAAAGGCAACGAGACAAAGCCAAGTCCATTCAATAGAAGCATCATCGCTCTGAAAAACAAGCTGTAAATAAGGTTGATATCGTTCATACCCTTTTTCCCCCAATTCTCAATGTCTAGTTTTAACTTTGCGTGTTCATTTCGAATCTTGTCAAAAAGCTCTTGTGATTTAATGTCGTTCACGCGTTGAATACATCCCGGCATATCAAACAGATTGACCGCCGCAAGATGGACTTTGGCCATACGGTCCGCAAACTGGTCCGCACCCGAGACATACCCTGAAAGAGTCGACCATGACTGGCTTGCAAACGAAGACCATCGCCCAGCTTCTGGCGAGGGTTCTGGCGCGGGTTGAGGCGAGGGTTCATTCCTCATTTCGGGAATGGTTCCAGCACTCTCTCCCATGCAATGGTCGCTGACGGCTTGAGCTAACCCTTCGGTATATTGATTCGTGACCTTGCCCACGATTTGTATGGCTTTGAGCGAGAGACTGCTTGTCACCTCGGACAGTTGCATCGTCGGATGTTTGACCCATTTCATGAGGTTCTCCCGTGTAATCTCAATCATGATGGTTTCTTCTTTCACCAAGTTCAACATGGTATACTCGGGTTTACGAAAGGGGTTTCTTTCGTTCATTTGCTCCACAGAGGCACGTGTGACAAGCAGAGCATAGATAAACATCAGTGCACCCACAAATAGACTGGTTCCACCAATGGTTCTTGTGTTCCTTAACGCAAGTGTCCCACCCTTCATCCGTTTCGACCGTCCGCAACTCGACCTTAAAAATTTGCTTAGCAAGAGTTCCAGTTTGCCAGGATGTATCTTGGCGGCAAACGCTGGATACAAGGTCATGAGAGAACTGATGATAAAACAGCTACACTCATTCAGGTAGGCCTTTTGAAGGGCACCTATCTTGGGCGCAGCACTGGACGCCTTGTGAACAAAGACACTCAGAACCTTGTTGAGGCCCACGTGACTAAGGTCCTTACTTTTACGCTTGGTTCGAAGGGTGACTGACTTTCCCATATAGAGTACATGAATATTTTTTAACTCTAGAGAAAGGGTAAAAAACATAACCTAAACCGAATCCTATCCTTTCACGTCTTTGTGCTAGTAAGACGCGAGGTAATCGGAATCATAGGTTGTAGACGCAGGTCAGAATAACGTAGGAACGTATCTTCGTCTCGCATGGCTTCCAGAAGATGTGCCTCCTTGGAAGGGAAGCATGAGACACAATAGTCTCGTTTGTCCGTCACTTCGCATTGGCACACTTGCCACACACGAACATAGGCTTTCATTTGTTTCGAGGATTCCATCTTATCTTTTTGTAGGAGATAACATCAAAAGATGGAATTCAATTTTTAAAATACTTACGTAATACTTAAAATTGAACGAACGACTATATTGAAAAAAACGTAACCATGAAAGCATTTGAGACACTTGGAAAACGATGGATTCAGGTAAACCTGTTGCGAACCTATACCAAGCCCGGGTCACTGTCTCACCTGATGTTTGGCACACAGCCAAGTCAACAGTCCCTCTCAGTCAAGCTCGGGTATTTCGGCGAGTATTTGTGTAAGGAAATCATCCGAAAAAATACAGACTTGACTTTATTGCCAAGCGGACTGCACCAGGTCCATGAAAAGAAAAAGGATATCGATTTGTGGTGGCTCCATAAAGAAACAGTTTACGTGCGAGAACTCAAAGGGAACATGGAACTAGATACGGAAAAGTTGCCAGCCACCCTTCAAAAGATGAACACGATACGACACTTTGTGAAGAGACAATATCCGAAATATACTCTGGACATGGGCATCTTGAATTGGAGCGTCTACCGTCGCGACGAACTCGGCAAAGGATTGAGACAAATCAAGGCTTGCGAGGCAGAAGGCTTCAAGGTCGACCACTGGTCGGATTTCTGCATACTCGTCGGGATGGACTGTTCCAAGGATGCCTATTACGCGTATATGCGTGAGATGGGGAATATGATTCGATAAAAATAAAGATATATTCTTTTTAGTCCGTCTTTTGACGCTTGGTTTTACGGTCTTCGCTGAGGCTTCGTTCACGCTTGGTTGGCGCTTCGCTTGACGGTGCTTCGCTTGGCACGTCGCTTGACGGTTCGTTGGACTGCTCCAGCCACTTCAGAAAGGCCTCCTTTCTTTTTCCATAGTAACCTCGGGCGATATCGTCCTTGCGTAGTTCAACCATAATGGCTTCGGAGAAGGTGGGTGGTTTGAAAACCATGACACAAGGCACTCGAGGCTCCATTTTCTACATTGGACAAAGAAGAAGTTTTGAATTCAATTCGATGACGGCTAACGAATAAGTATTTTAATCGTCATCTACAAGTGTTCTTAACCAGACTTGAACTGGTGACCTACGGCTCATAAGACCGTCGCTCTAACCAACTGAGCTATAAGAACAGGGATATCACAGGTGGGATTCGAACCCACGAAGCCGAAGCACCAGCTCTTAAGGCTGGCCCATTTGACCACTCTGGTACTGTGATATACCTATGTATGGAATTCGTCTTTATATCGGTTTTAATGGTTCTTTCGAGTTTTCTTTTTATAGGCATTGTAAGGAACAAATTTCTGGTTGTTTCGGGTCATCTTCATGCGTTTCTTTTTGTAGTCTCGGGGCACGCAGACATACCCACAAAAATCACTGTAATACAACTCGCCATATTTACGATTGGCCTTTTCAGGGTCTAAAATCAGTTTGTTGTCTGCGTCGTATTCGGTGCTCGGTTTGTATCCGGGCTTGTGTGTCCAATATCCCTCATCATTCAATCGATAATAATGGTAGTCTCTCTTGGGTGCCACCACAATCGCCCCCTTGTACATGTCGGCGGGACAGGATTTGTCTCGGCTAATCGGAGTCAGGTAAGGATTGTCGGCCAGGGTTCGCTTGACAATCTCGGCGCAGTTAAAGTCGTCTTCTTCCAACGCAGGAAAGCCAGCCGCATACCCGGGCTGTGACCGCCGACAATACGATAGCTTTTTGTAATCGTGAACACACGCATCGTGTGCCGTTTTACTATGCAAATTCAACAAATAAGAATAACAGTTATGACTTTCTCTCTCGTGTTCCTCTCGGTTAAAGCTACGGTCTTTTGCGGTGATGTTCTGTCTGTTACCGTTCTGTCCGTTTCGATTGAATTTCCTTTTAGGCATACATTAACGATAGAAAGACTTTCGGGTCTGTGTTAAAACCCCTTTTTTAAAAAAAGAGCCAATATATAGATGGACGAGTTCAATGTAGATGCCTTGAATGCGCTCGAGTTGCGAAAGTTGTTTACCAAACACAGTGGACTGAATTGTCTCAATGATTTTACACTTCAAGACATTGAAGACAGTAAAAAACGTATCTTTGTGAAATTCGGATACGGTCACAAAGAAATGATTGAACGCGCCGCCCAAAAAATCATCGAGGAAAAGTTCTCCATGCCCAAGGCCCAGGCAGTCGTCGTCAAGAACACGGTTCCCGACGTCCTCAATGCCAATTACAAGAATACCATTCAACGACTTATCATGGTAGACTCTCAGTATCGTCCCGACCTCACGAAAGAAGCCACGGACTTTATTGTTCCCTTGAACGAGAAGATTGTGAATGCCGTCTCTCTTCAAATCATGACTCTGCAAATCCCCTTTACCTTTTACAACATTGAACCACGGCGGGCGAATCACATCTTTGATGTCTCGGGCATAAGGATTGCTCTAGACGAGGGCTACTATACCCTGACGACCCTTATCCCGGCTATCAATCAGAAAATGGTTGCAGCCGGGATTATGGATATTTCTTTTTCTACCCCCAACACGACGACCGGCAAGGTCAAGGTCCAGGGCACAAGACCGTTTACCTTGAATTTTACGCCACCCGGCACAAAAATCAATACCAATTTAGGATGGTGTCTCGGTTTCCAACAAATCACTGGGTCCTCTGTGAGTTCCAGCAATGACGCGGTCAGTCTCACGTATAACAATGCCAGCGTCTATCAAGGAAACAAGGTCGCAGGTGTGCCCATGATAAAATATGTCTCAGTCGTGGTCGATGACTTTAACAATAGCCAGACAGCGGATACGATGGTGTATTCAAGAAGCGAACAACAAATTGCGAAACCTACCTCTTATTTTACACAAGAAGAAGGACTGAATGAACTGACACCCGATACCTTTGACGCCTATACCGATGTCCCGCGGACCCTGACCAAGTCCCAGCTTTACACCCGTGCGCAACAGAACCAATCCAAGAAACGATTGTTCTTACAAAATACGAGACAAGAGGTTCATGCCCCAGACCAAATCCTGGCCGTGTATCCTTTTGACCCAACCGTCGTATGGGGACAAACCTACTTCACGGACGACTGCAGTTACATCCGCGAATACCACGGACCCACTTCTATCGAGAGACTACATGTTCAGCTGTATGACGACAGTGGTTTCCTTTTAGAACTCAATGGACACAATTGGTATATGACGCTGATGACGAAGAATTTATACAAATATTAGATAGCCGGTCTTGCCCGGCTGGGGCGCCTGGGCTCCGCCCCAATGAGATGTGGTTGAGATGTAGATGGTAAGAGAAATGATATATATTCGATAATTGACCAATCTATTATGGTCACACCCCGGCATTTCTCGGGAGCAACTTTACACGTAATCTAAAAGTAGATTCCTTTCGTTTACGTGTAAATTTGGGTTAGGTTACGGACTAAGTTACGGGCAGATTACGCCCGAGGAAATGCCGGGTTGTTACCATAATAGGTTGATAAAATGAAGATATTATTCTTTTTATTACCATCCACGTCTAATCCCCCCTATTAGGGCCGGAGGCCAAGCGGCTCACACGGCCGCAACCGTGTGGCGGTCCAGACGGACAAGACCGTCTACTGGGAGCAAAACTTCTTAATCTCCGCCGTTTGACGTGGTCCATCGTATTCCATCGGGGTGCCATTCTTGATAAAGACAATGGTGGGGAACCCCTTGACCTTGTATTCGTTTTTCAGGGCCTCTTCCTCGGGACTTTCTCCTCCTACATTCACCCTTATTACCTGGATACCCATGGGGGTAAGTTCAGGCGTCACCTCGTTGTCCCACTCGGGCATAAACTTCTTGCAATGTCCACACCAGTCGGCATAAAAGAGCACCAGGGTTTTCTTGTCAGGCGTCACCTGTCCCGAAAAATCACCTGGCTTCACGTCCGTAAATCCCTCCTTTAAATACGTGGTATACACGTAATAGAGAAGAAACAACAAAACCAACATCACCAACAAACGCGGCAGGTTGTCTTTGGAAAAGAGAGAAAGAGTATCTTTCATTGATTTTTGCAACTTCATTAGAATAGATTGATATATTAATTGTCGTAAAACACAGAACTAATCGTTGCTTCCACCACGGGTCTGACGACTTTTACTCCAATCATCACAAAGAACTCTCCGAGAGAAGGAAGTCCGTCGGTGATGGTATATTCCTCGGGTCCAAAGGGTTTGAGTGGATTTTCGATATTGATACCGATAATCTTGGGTATCATCAACACCACGCCTATCAGAATGGACAATATACCCGAGAGACCCGCAAGCCCTTCGATGGTGATATTCCACAGAGGAACAACGACAATGTTGGCGATAGAGCGGACGGCTTCCGAGAAGTAATAGATGACAATGCCGACAATGATGAGCAATAATAAAATGATGAGCGACGGACCCATCACAATGATGGTATACACAAACCATACCAGGAAATTAAACACATAGGCAAACACCAAATAGATGAAACGGGATAAGATAATCGTAAACACGATCATCACGGTGATGCTAATATCCATGGGACAAAAGGTCGCCGCTTTTGCGTTCGCATAAATAAGAGAATATAAATTGTAGGTCATTCCATCTAAGGCTTTGTCCATGAATGTCTGTTCTTCTGGAGGGGGTGCTGAGGCCATCGAAGGCATCGGTAATGATTGAAAAGCATCTTTGATACGTTCCATCTACTATATAGACTGACTATATTTTACCTCTCTTTCCGTAAGCTACGATAAGTATTTTAATACACTTTATTTCATTCGAAAAATGAAATCAAATGACGCTTCATGTAGGTTTCGAACCTACTACCTTGCGGTTAACAGCCGCATGCTCTACCGATTGAGCTAATGAAGCATTAAGTTTATAGTCTATGACGGGACTCGAACCCGCAATCTTCAGATTAGAAGTCTGACGCGTTATCCATTACGCCACAAAGACCGGTGACCGCTCACAAGAAATAGATAGAAGAACTCTTTAAATACTTATTTTAACCTATTTTAAGGCTATTCATATATTGTTATGATTCTTAAAAGAATATCTTCTTTGGATATACTAGATGATACTGAGAAAGGGAGTCATTGTGGAAACCGTAAACGATAAGACTCAAACCCGGGAAATGACCGAGGATGAAATCAAAGGAATGTTGGGTCATTTACGATTCAATACCGGCATGTCGCTACCGGACCAACTCATTCATGACTTTATGTCAGAGTCACGGATATTGCCGACCTTTAAAAAGTGTATGCATTTCAATCGAGATGATTTTAACAAGATGGTTCAACCTCTGAAGCATAAAAAGAAGCCCAGGCCAAGGAGGAAGACCAAGGTGAAGGCCAAGTCAAATGTCAAGGCCAAGGCAAAAGCCGAGACAAAGACCAAGGGGGAAAAGACCCGTAAAAGACGCTAGTCTACATCCGTAAAAGAGTCTAAGCTCGAGCTTATACCCGTAAAAAGAGTATAAACAAAATCTATCATCCCTTAGAAATGTACAACCTGTACACGCTGTTCCATGGAGTGTTCACCTACCTCGCGGGGTTCGGGTTAAGTATCCTTTTGTTCCCTTTGTGTATTCGACAGAATTTGATGCCCGAAGACGAGGCGAAGCGTATCGACGAGTATTACAATAATCTTTTTTTAGAATACAAGTTTATTCAAGAGCTAGAAGAGGCACCCATGTCGACCCTTACGATGGAAGAGCTTACTTCGCTGAGAAACGAGGTTCTGTATTACGAAATTCCGAATCTACACTACAAGGTTCACATGTTTTACGACGCAGAGAAGAATGCCTTTTGTTATTTTTCAGCGAATGAGTTGCCTTATAAATACGCGGACATTGTCTGTCGTCATTACGTGCTTGAACACAAATGTAAACAAGTGTATCTTTTTCCAGAAGAGTCTGCCACCACTGAACAGGAAGCCGAGACAACCACAAGCGGTCCTTTCGTCGCCAAGAAAGAGAAACGACAGTTGTTACAAAAGGAACTCAACAAATTCATTTATATGGGCAAGCATGAAATCCCTGTGCCGGTTACCGACTTCAAACCTCTTTCCTTTTTGCAGTTCAAGTTTCTAAAACAAGGTTAATAAAATTGACCTGAATTCTTTTCTCTTGAACCGGTAAAGATGAATCAAGTCACAGAACCAAAACCTTTGTCTCCGTTAGAGCAAGCCTACGTGGAGCAGATGGGTCCCTTCGACCGAGTGGTCTTAGATGTAGCCAAGCGACAATTGGGTATGTCGTTTGACATGAAACGAAGTATAGGCTTTTTGGAATTTATCAAAGAAAAGGATAAGGATAAAACATAAATGTTAAATATTAAATAGGATGGATTCAAATACTTAATTGGACCGCGTATTTTTTATCACCGACAATGACCTCTTCGCCTTGTTTTAAAGGGCATAACTTCTCGTTACAAATAGAAAACTCTTTTTGTATCGGGATATACTCGACCCCCGTCCATGCCTTGTATACTGTGCCAACCTTGTATAAAGACAAGACCTGTGGACCGTCCACCAATTCACCCACTTTGATTTTGGTCGGAGACAAAAGGACGTATAACACTATCGCTCCTACACATAGTAATCCGATAAAAAGAACGAGTTGCATATAGACTTCACAGAGAATATTATATTTTATCGTGTATCCGTATATGTGGATGAACTTGATAGGGATTTTGTTCGTGGTGGTCTGCGTCGTGGTTCTGACTCGTGAGAAACGCGAACCTTTTGAACTCAAGAAAATGAATGACTTCTTTGAACTCGCAGACCCCTACATGACGAACATGAAACAATTGTATGTCGACTTGAAGAGTAGCGGAGTCCGGGCTTAGATGGAAGCCTCGATGAACTGTTCCGCCGTAATTTCGCCTGTATTAATCAGGTTTTGAACCACCTTTGCCATCAAGTGGGCATCGAACACTCCGTCGTAAGGCGGACCATATTCTCTCAGATAATCACGAAACCATGGCTTGAGTTGAATGGACAATTGAATCGGGACCACAGCATCGAATGCAAAGTGTGTAATGTTCCTTTTTTCTTGAATATAACTTTCTAACATCGAAGGCGTGTCTAGCGTGGTCTGAAGTTCAAAGACTCTTTCTTGAGAGGTCAAAAAGAGATTGTTGGTTTCTACGGCATGTCCAAACCCCGTTAACACGCTTCCTGTGAGTATCTTGTAATCCTCAAAGACGACATCGTCCAAGGTCTTGTCATAATCGTATACAGTTCCAGACGCATCAGTGAAAGTATCGATGCGGTCTGCATAAATAATATCAAAGTTTAAATTTTGTAGCGAAATCGCATTGAGTTGATTCTTTGGAAAAGTGGTCTCCAGCTCCGCGAATTTTCCTTTGGAATAAAGCGAAAGAGCGTTTGTGAGGTTACCCAGAATATACTTATAATACAAGTTGTATCGATAGACACTACGTTTGAGGTCGAGATAATTCCCAGGAATACCACCTATACTAATACCAATCGCGCTCGCCAACTTGGGCGCCGCGGAACAAGACGAAATAATCATATACTAGACGGAGAGAAGACTTTACCTAGGACTCTTTAAAGATTTTCTCTCATGCGAAGATAGACCTTGTAAGCACGGTGGTCCTTGAGGGGATTGTTACCGAGGCCATACGAGGACGCGTTCGTAATCGAAGCGCCACCCGAGGTCTTCAGGTTATACTGCACACGAACCGCGAGTAAGTCGTTCTCGTGGAAGGTGACATGGAATCGGTTTCTACGGTAGGAGGTGTTGGCATCTACAAAGTAAACCTCGTCGATTTTGTTGTTTGACAAGTCCGTGAGGAAGGTCGTTTTACGTGCGGCATTCGATACGTTGTTGGTCGTGTTCAAGTTGAGGAAACCCGTCACCAAGTTCTTCGTCGACAATGCGAGTTTCAGCTCCGTGGTGGAGGCAGCCGTCACCGTAGACAAGTTATTCGTAGAATAAGAGCAGTTCGAGGAATTGGTAATGAACGAATTGAAAATGTTTTGAATGCTCGTGTTTTTATTGGTAATCGCATCACGCAACACCTGCTCATTGTTAAACAAGTCCACCGTGGTGGCCACATATCCACCCGTAATCTGTGCTGCCAAGTCCACCACGAAATCCTTGGAGACATCATAGCTCATGTTGTAGTAACTCGGAAGTAAATTGGTCGGCAAAATACCTCTTGAGCCAATCTCCGTGTAGGTAATGGCCGAGCTCGCAAAAGGAATACCCGCAAAACAACTGCTGACATTTCCGATGCCATATCTCACATCTAACCCGTTATCAATATCGGAGACATCGTTCGAGTCGGACCAGAAGGCAAAGAGCTTGTTGAAGTTCGCCGCCGACACATCGATAATCGAGATGGCCGATACATCCGTAATGGTCGTAAAGCTGTAAGCCGCTCCACCCGAGGCGTCGTATCCTTCAAAGGTAGGAATGGCAGTCATGTCACCCGAGGCATCACACACCGCCAAATCAAACAAATAATAATTCGTATTCGACCCGTCCTTAAAGGTATAAAACGGCGAATTCGGTATAGTCGTCGATTGGGTATAAGAGATAGTGTTCAGACTCGTGATCGTCGTAGGGATTGTTCCTGTCGTTGCCATATAACATATTAAAATATTAAATAATTATAAGTTGATGTTCCAGATATTCAATGATTTGGCAAGACATATCCAGGACAAAAAAGAACAACCCGACAAGAAGAAGGAGAAGTTAACCTTTGAAGAATTTGCCGAATTGTTTCAACAATGCCCTATACCAGAAGTGGAATATACAAAACATTTTGAAGCCTTCATCCAAACTCTTGAAGTGGAAGATGAAGGCTTTAAAGATGACCTAAAGAAATGTTATGCTCTCTGTTCTTATCGCCTAGATAAGGCGTTATGGGCACCGGAGCCGGAGACCGAGGCTAAACCGGAGCCTGAGGCTAAACCAGAAGAGAAGCCAGCTGAGACAAAGGAAGAGACAAGTGCAGAAGTCAAAGAAGAATCCATCAAACAGACAGGCGGAGGTCACATCCCTGCCTGTCTTACATCGATTCGACTCAAAACCATTGCTTCTAAAAAACGAGACGAAGTCTTTCGCCAGATTACAGGATAAGTCCCTACATTGTAGAACCTTCCTAAAGAATGAAGGGTTTCACGGGTTTAGGAACGAAAGTATGACTATACTTACCATATTTGGCATAGTTTTCCTGGAATCGAAGGTAGGCTCGTTCAAACTCTAGTTTCTTCTGGTTCAGTTCACTGTTCACGATACTGATTTTATTAGACGCGCTAGTATACGTGTAACGCGGGACGTCCATTGATAAAGGTAAAGTTAATTCATTTTGCCTTTCTTCTTTAAAGTCGACGCCATCTTCAACACCTCGCCAAAAGTTTTGCCTGGGTTCATCTTTTTGACCTTCATCACGAACAGATTCCATGAACTAAGAGGACGCTTTCCCTTCTTCGCCGTCTTTCGTGTCTTGCTTTGTTTCGGTTTCGCCATTGTATATTGTCTTGATATTTTATTCTTTCACGGCCTTTCCATCGATGAATAAATAGTATCTCTATATAATGACAACAATATACAATGTCTCTACATTGAATGCAACGACCATTGAGGCGGGCACCATATGGGCTGAGAATATACGATACATTGGAGATACAAATGGGTCATATTCTCTGAATACGCTAGGAGCCTATGTCTACAACGAATTGAACGATGTCAAGTTTATGAACACGATTACGACCTACATGAATACACGCCCTTATCCAAACGACACCTATTCGGTGAAACGCATCATGCCCATCTTGCCGCAAAGTCCAGATACGCCTGTCAACGCGTCCGACCTGACTACCAAGGTTTACGTGGACACGCAAGTGTCTAACCTGAAATCCGTAACCAATACAAGTATTTCGACGTTATCCACATCCTTCAATAATCTATCCACTCGACTCACAACGGAGCTTTCCCAGACCAATACCAATCTTACCAACGCCTCGAGCCGTCTTACCACTGGACTGGCTACGCTGACGTCGCGTATTACGACCGATGTAAATGGACTGACTCTTACGACAGGAGACCTACAGACCTATGGCATCAATGTATCGAATCGATTGACGAGTGAACTCGTGAGAATTTCATTACAATCCTTTAACGATGCAGCGAGTCTGAATGCTAGGGTCACGACCGAGGTATCCACCCTTTCCTCTAGAATCTCGACCCTGACGTCCGAGACCAATACAAGTATCCTGAATGTTTCCTCTAGACTGACCGAGACGGTCGCTCAGACAACCACCGTCTTAGAGAACGTCTCTGTACGAGTGAGTTCCTTGTTCAACCTATCGACCAACCTCACAAGCGTTTCGTCTAGACTTGCAACAATGAATGCCACATTGATGAATATTACAGGAGCGGCAGATGTCTCCAATTTTACGAGTCAATTGACAACCTTGACCGATAAGGTGACCGTAAATACCTCGAACATCTCTGACCTCGGTAGTCGATTCGCCGCCTTTACCGATGTGGTGAATACCTCTTTTGCCTCGACGGTGACGCAGGCATCGGAATCCTTGATAACAACCTTGAATGCGTCCATCTCATCGACGAATGCCCAGGTGAATACCTCTTTTGCCACTATAAACACATCCTTCACCACTCTGAACAATCGTATTTCTCAACTCAATTCGTCCGTGAATGCTTCTTTTACAAGTCTAGACACAGGCATGATGCAGATGAACAATAGTGTTTCTCAACTGAATACGAGCATAAATTCGACCAACATGACGGTGAATGCTTCTTTCACAAGCTTGGCAACGAGTGTGTCCCAACTCAATACTTCAGTCACTTCAACCAACTCCATCGTGAATGCGTCTTTCACAAGCCTTGCTACAAGCGTCTCGCAGCTCAACACATCCGTGACAACTCTAAACAACGTCTCGTTCAATCTCAAACAACTTTCGAATCGTATTGACACTCAAAACACCGTCAAACTTGTATGTAACGACATTTCCTGTAATCAAATCTTTTGCACCCAGGTCTTCACCACAAGTGACTTGAACAAAAAAACCAATGTTGTATCCTGTGACCTCGGCATCGATTTCCTGGATACCTTGCGACCTGTCTCGTTTACCTACACTGACAATCCAGACAAGGTCTTTTATGGGTTCGTCGCACAAGAAGTGAAAGAAGCCCTTGAGCTCAACGATAAACGCCCGGAACGTTATGGCTTGTGGACGGAAGAACAAGAGACCCAATTTTTGTCTCTACAGGAACTCATCTCGCCTCTGGTCAAGTCTCTACAAGAGGTCCATGCTCGCCTGAGACAAGTTGAGGCACAACTAGTCCAGAGGTAATCCTTTAACCAAAGGTAAGTATTTTAATCCGTTAAACCCATCAAAAGAATGTCCCTTTCTATTGTAATGTCGTGTAGCATCATCATCCCTACCTACAATCGTAAAAAGTTTTCTCGATTGATTTCGCAAAACATACGAATTCAGACGTATCCGAACATTTTAGAAGTGATTGTGGCCGATGACGGGGAAGAGTCTGAACGCTTGCAACTGGACGTGCCTTACCCTATACAATACGTGCGGTGTGAGAGAATGCCGATTGGTAAAAAACGAAACCTATTGGCCTCTTTGGCGAAAGGTCATTTCATCGCACACATGGATACCGACGATGTGTATCTGTCGAGCTACTTGTCAACCTCGATAGAAAAGTTGAAAACCAAGGAAGCGACGGGGACAAGTGACATGTTGTTTTTGTTCAAGGATGGGTATACGGGCGCGATGAGAAACCTCCTGCTCAGTATGGCCAACGAAGCGACACTCGTCTATACGAAACGGTTCTGGGAACGAGGCCAGTTTGGCACGGAAATGTCGAGTGAAGGCATTCCCTTTTTGAAAGGGAGACATTGGGAAATCAATCATTCCAATATTCACGAGGTGATGGTTTGTCTCTGCCATGAAGGGAATACGGTCGACAAGGAGGTATGGCGAAAGGACGAGGTGATTGAGATTCCTCCTCTCCCGGACCACGACGCCCTATTAAAGGAACTCGGGTTTGTTCGAAAATAGAGAAGGAACGATACAAGGAACGATGCGATAAGGAACGATACAAGGAACGATGCGATAAGGAACGATGCGATAAAAACAACGAACAAATCTACCCCTCTATATCAATGTATATCGTATCGTTCCATCCCCGATTTAACGAGAATGCCGTCTTCTTGTCGAAACGTCTAAACATCCCTTTTATTATGCAACTCAGTCCAAAAGAAGGAGATATCATTATTGTCTTTGGTTCGAGCGAAAAAGCAGACCAGCTTCTTTACATTCAAGAGAGTCACAAGTTAAAATACTTGCTCATACAGAGTGAGCCCTATCACTCGGAACTATTCGACAATAAGTATTACAATCGTTTGATACATAAAAATCCAGTCCTCGATTACAGTCGATACAATACGCAATACATCAAGGAGCGGATACCCATCAAGGTCTATTCCTTTTATTTCTATGAATTCATGTTACACAAAGAACCGGAAGGTAAAATCAGACCGTATGATATTCTTTTGTTAGGTGACGTCAAACGAGGGGAAGAATACAAGCGTCTCAATCCGTCGTGTAAGTATGCACCCGTGGTGGACACGCCGAACTTGTTGGCCCAGTTAAAAGAGACCAAATATGTGTTGATTATGCCAACGATAGACAAAGAACCCTTTGACATCTATTCGGTTCATCGCGCACTCACGGCGGGCTGTCAAGTGGTTTGTCAGCGGGGAGCAGATACCCAGACGGAGAAAAAATACGAAAACTACATTCATATGGAACAAAATATTTTGGACTTTTCTTGGCTCTTGGAAAAAGAACCCAAGCAATCCTATGCCACTCTCATGGACGAGTTTGGCTATTTCGAGATTGAGACAAACCTAAAGCAAATCCTATTTGCCTTGCGTTCCTTTGCACAAGCTCCTTCTGAAACCATGCATAAAATTGAAGAAGAAGTTATCCAACAAGAGAAGAAAAAGAATGGCGATTCATCGCTTCAAGTGCAGCCCGCAGTTGAACCAGCACATTCAGGCCTTCTCTCAAATCCATCAATACGACGAACCTGAACAACTTCTGACTCAGTTTGAAGAATGGTTTCAGAAAGAGCCCATCAAATCACTGGTTGAGCAAGAACAGATTTATTTGTCTCGGCACAACTATGACCTCCCCATCGACGTAAAAATATTTAAGAGCATTAAATATTATTACATTAAAAAGGAAAAGGAAAATACGGAAGAGACCGTAAAGGATGTCCCGAAACGTAGTATGGTTCGAGTCCCCAAAGAAGTGTTGTCTCAGATGGTCGAGACCTTGGACCGAGCCTTTCTCGCGGACCCCACCTTTAAACCGTCTCGACTGTTTGACGCGCGTGACTATCCGGAAGACCTACCCTTGCCTATGCTGAAAAAGGCGTTTAACAATCAATACTATCAAATGAAACATAAAAAATATGGTCTTACTTTAGATGTCTAGTCGGTTTCTTTCTTCGGGTGCTTATGGTTGTGTCTATTATCCTGGTTATAATTGCGACGGCAAGCCCCTGAAAAAAGACGGCCTCGTGACAAAATTGGTAAAAGATAATTTTACAACCCAGACGGAGATTGTGGTAGGTCATCATGTGCGCAAGCATGTGCCGAATTATGGCAAGCATTTTATCGTGGTTTCGAAGCAATGTAAAATCCAGGAGGAAAAACTGGACCCCTTACGCGAAGGGTGTAAGATGTTTGACCGCAGTAAAACCAAGAAATATGTTTTACTCTATTCCATGTATTTGAAATCGATAGAACTGTATGAAATGATTGAAAAGGGCGTTCGATTGTCTCAGCTTCTACGTTTTTTCTTTGACCTCGTTCGCAAAGTGATCCTCCTGATGGAGGCGGGGATTGTTCATAATGATTTACACATGGGGAATGTATTGTATACACAGAAAGGGAATCTCTTTATCATTGACTTTGGTCTATCGATTAAAGCGGACTTGTTGAAGGAAGACAAGCCAGACTATTTAAGAGAGATATTTCATTCCTATACACCCAACTGGAAGTGGTGGCCCCTGGAATATCACCTGATTACGTATGTTCTAAACGTGGGTCCATTGACGGAAGAGTCTCTGAAGAGCACTGTGGAGGAATACCTCAAAAGTATGCATTATGTGCTGAAGAGTGTGTATGGCCTAGGCTTTCTAGACACGTATCAATCCATCGCACTTTCCGTATATCGTCCCTGGATACAGAAAACGCAGCCGGAACAGCTCGCCTTTTTCTTGTCCTTCTGGCATACCTGGGACAGTTACAAGATTGCCAATCATTTCATTCACATGTATCAAGAACAGGACATGGATGTGCCGATTTGGAAGAACCATCTACTTCGAATGATTCACGCGGACCCCTCGAAACGCCCCACCGTTCAGGAGCTGAGACAAATGCAGAACATTATCTTACGGAATATTCCTTTATCGGTTTATAGTAAAAAAGTTCATATTTCAGGCGAAGATACACACAAAGGAAGTATTTGGGACGTGTTATCGGAAAAATTGAATTAAACGAAATAAAAGATGGATAAGTATTCTAAGTCAACATGGTTCGCAATGTTACAGGAGGCAAAAAAGCAAAACAGTCTGGCAGCAAAACATTTACCCCCAATCGAATGAAGGTGTCTACTGACCCCTCTGAATATTATGCGATTGTGACCAAAATGACGGGTGGTCGGATTTGTGTGGTCAAGTGCCAAGATGGCGTCGAGAGACTGTGTCATATCCGCGGGACCTTTAGCGGCAAGTTCAAAGGAGGCAACTTTATCAAGGTGGGTGCCTGGCTCTTGGTGGGTCTGCGTGACTGGGCCTCCAAGACCGAAGGGAAACGAGAGTGCTGTGACCTACTCTATGTCTACTCGGACCGAGAGAAAGAAACCCTCATTCAGAGCACACCCAATCTTAGCGTCTTACAACAGCAGGACCAGGCACAGAAAGATTGGAAGGACGAGGACATGGGGATTACGATGTCGGAAGACGCAGAGCCCGTGAATTTCGAGGATATCTAATCTAAGCTAAGCTAAGCTATGGATATAAGATATGGTTATTTTTCATTTTAATTTATTCTCATAAGACATTTAAATAGAACGATGTATACTGTTCCTATGGACGAGGATGCGATACAGTTGCTACCGTCATTTATTGAAAAACACAAGGTTCTTATCAAACATGAACCCTTGCCCCTGTTTATTCAAACGATTCTGAACAAGCGGACCACAGACCGTCCGTTTTACTTGATGCATCTAGACCGAGTGTTTTCATCCTATGAAACCTGGAACAACGAGCTCCCCATGGTCAAGCCCTTTTATGCCGTCAAAAGCAACAACCATCCCGTCCTGTTGGAAGTCATGGCTTCTATCGGAATAAACTTTGACTGTGCAAGTGAAAAGGAAATCGAACAGGTTCATGCCTTGGTCAAAGATGGGACGAGGATATTGTATGCCAACCCCTGTAAGCCCATCAGTCATTTACAATTTGCCAAGCAAAAAGATGTTCAACACATCACCTTTGACAGTGAAGAGGAACTGTATAAAGTCAAGCTCTACCATCCGCAGGCACAGCTCATCCTACGCATCGCGGTAGACGACACCAAGAGCGTCTTGCGTTTCAATCGAAAATTTGGATGTAAATTGGAAGAGGTACAAGAACTTCTGTCACTCGTCAAACGACTGAACCTTCATTTTATTGGGTTTAGTTTTCATGTAGGCAGCCTGTGTAGTTCACCGGTTGCCTTTTACGAAGCCTTGCGCACGACCCGCTGTGCGGTGGACGTGGCCTCGGGCATGGGCCTCGAGACACGGGTGGTTGACTTGGGTGGTGGATTTCCAGGAGACCGGACCTTGTTCCCTCCGTTTGCGGCCGAGATTCGAAAAGGGATGTTTGATTTTTTTCATGGAAAGAATGTGCGGTTTATAGCCGAGCCCGGTCGTTTTTTCTCCGAGAGTGTTCAAACGTTGGTCATGAGCGTGATTGGAAAGAAACGTATTCAAGAAAAAGGCGAAACGATGTTTTCCTATTTTTTGAACGATGGTGTGTATGGAGGGTTCGGTTCGATTCATTATGATAAGCTTATCCCGAATTTGAGAGTGATGAAACAAGGCACCTTGGTCAAGTCTACCTTTTACGGCCCTACCTGCGACTCGATGGATGTCTTGGTAGAAGATTATTTCTTTCCCGAGTTGTATTTAGGAGACTGTGTCTATCACGAAAACTTTGGTGCCTATACCGCTGTCTCGGCCACTGAGTTTAACGGGTATCGAGTGGATGATTTCCTTTATTGTTACGATGTGTCTTAGTGGCTCTTCAGCGTCTTTTTCGTCCCCAGCAGGGTGCGACGGGTTTTACGGACTTGTTCGGTCGACAAAAAGACAAACACCGAATTGTGATGCTGAAACAGTTCCAGGCTAGGCGGAAACTCCATCGCCTCGACCTGTGCATGTCCCTCGAAAGAATTGTGGATATTCATCTCGGGTAAGTTGTCCTCCTCTACATTCACGTGATAGGTATAGAGCTGATACAACTGATACCGTTGCCCTTTAAAGACCCGATGTTTCAACAATTCTCCTGTAAATTCTTCTTTGGTTAAGACACCCTCCTTTAAAGGAATCTGTGTCTTGCGATATTCCTCGCAGGTTCCGTTTTGAATATAAAAAAAATAAACATTCACAAACAGATTGTCTGCTGTTTTAAAATAGTTCTCTTCACACAACTGGACCAATCTATCCATCATTGGAAAAGCTCAAGAAATTATTATTCGTCTTCTAACTCATCTTCCACCACGTCCTCTTCTTCCTCTTGTTCCTCGACCACTTCTTCCAGGTCTTCTTCCGAAGAAGAGGTAATGACATGTTCTGACTCATAGGATGGGTCATATTCCCTCATCTGATTACGTCGTTTTTCCAAGTCCAACGTAATCTTTTGAAAATGCAACTCCTGTCGAGCTAACAATCGTTCTTCCTCTTCTTGATTCCATTCCTCCTCGGTCATACTGTCCTTGGGGCGTGTTTTCGACAGAAGAATCAGGCCACGTTTCATGGGGGGTCGCTTGGGTGGTTTCGGTCCGGCGTTTTTAAACAACTTGGAGAAGTCCATCTTCACGGCACAAGGTGGTTGAAACGTAACCTCTTTCTTCACTTCGGATAGCTGTGGAAACTCTTCCTTTTTTGGCTCGATTACCTTGGACCGTCTCGGCTTGACATCGGTCCACTGTTCTTCTGCTTTGGCAGGAGCAGTTGCTTTGGCAGGCGCATTCGCTTTTCGGAGGTGAGGAGGCACGTAAGACATGATTCCTTTTTGTAGGTTCGGATAAGTATTTTATATAATTCAATTTTAATGAATATTGCTGAGATGAACTTAAAACAGAGGAGAGAATTAAACATTACCTCTACCCGAGAAATCCCTTTTCATCTTAAAAAGACGACGCTCGAAAAAGAGGACATCCTGAAGCAACTCACCTATATCACTCTGCTTTTATACGATGACGGGTATTCTCTCTTTGCAATCGACCCATCCGATTTTATCGAAGTAGACCGAACCCTTTTTTTGAAAAGCCAGGACAATGTCGGGAAAGTAGACTTGGTCAAGACCTACAAGGAAATCGGCAAGTTTGCCTATACCTTGTTCACCGGAAAGGTCTATAAAAAGGAATCCGACCTGGACCAGTTGAAAGGCACCTCCGCCTATTACTTTATACGAAATACCTTTGAAAAACTACCTATCCTATTGTATCTCTAAGTATAAACTATAATCTCACGCAGATGTATAGATGTCTTTGACCGCTTTAAAAAGGAAATCTCAAGCCATGCGACATCTTTCGACCGGACAGCCAGCATTTTCGCTCAACAATTCCAGGCGTATTGAGAATACCGTTTGTCAAAATTCGGACGCTTATAATCAACCCAGACCCTCGGTCAAGTCGAATCATGCCATGTTGGCCGCTCGAACCACTTGGCTCAACCGTGGCTATCCCCACAATGTGGTCCAGCCTTTGACCCAGACCAGTTTTGACCAATTGTATTCGAAAAAGGTCACGAACTCGCTTACGGACCTGTGCAACCCCATTGTAGAGACCGATACGACAGAGTGTGTCGAAGTCGCGCCCGTGAAGAACCCCAAACACAGAATGACCTGTGCCAAAGGAAAGGCCAAGCCCGTGGTCGCGGCACCTCCCATGACGTATGCCATGTATTACCCGAGACTGTTACGTAGAAAACGCATCTTTGCCCCCGAAAACGCCCACTATCCGCCACCCGTGTCTCGGAATAGCACAGAGGTCATGGCGGTCTCTCTCACTCTGGATGAGTTTAATGAGAAAAAGAAGTGCCCTACGGTATAAAAATAACCTTCTATTCTAAATGAAAATGAAAACATTAAAATACTTATTCAAGAAGCGTAACGTCACGCGTAAATCCTTTGCCGATTTCAAAGAATACATCACCGATTACGTGAGTCCGGAAGAATTAAAGTCGTTGGGGTCGGGGTCCCTTGACTTTACCGTGGTCAATCCTTCCCTTCATGACAAGCGGGCGGTTCATGCTCTCCAACATAACATGAAATTAGACCGAGCGTTTGTCTCGTCCATTCGAACCCTGGCCAAAGAGATGAAAAAGGACTATCACCCTCTTCCCTTTCTGTATAGCCAGGATGGACCCAATCCGATTGTAGGTAGACGAGACCCGCGCAACGGGTATAAAATTTTGACCCAACGTAGTCCATGCAAAGAGCTTGAATTGTTAAACCTGAGTAAAATGTCCAAGAAGTTTCCTTTTTTCAAAGTGGGACTCATGGAACTCAATCCATCCGGAAGCACCTTTTTGCTCGCAATCGACTTTATCGGGAGCCAATGCTTTCACCTGTTCTTGAAACCACGTTATACCGAACATTTTGAAGAAATCAAATTACACAAGGAACATATTTTAAAGACCACCGATTTGTTGTCGAACCTTCGTTTCTCTACCCCGTGTGCCATGTGGCTCAACGACGATGAAATCCTATACGTCAGTATCAATCGGTATTACAACGACTCGGGGGTCTATGTCTACAATCTTCTCACTCAAAAAAACACGAGACTCTACAATACACCCCATGGGTATTTTCTGGATATGTATCTTTCTACCAGCGGACTGTTTGTCATTATCAAAGTTCAAAATTACAACAGCGACGAGATTCTTTTGCTCGACGTGGACAGTCGCAAGATAACGACCTTGTTTGCCAGGAAACCTTCGACCAAATACCTCTTTCTACAGCACGAGGCAGGCCTGTGGTATGTAGCGGTTCAAGAACGAGGGCGACATCGTATCTATACGTCACCTGACCTTCAAAAAAAGAACATCCTGTATGAGAACAAACGCCTAGACGAGCAAATCTTGGAGATTGACCTGGCCAATCAATCCTTTGTCTTTACCGTGTCGTGCCCCAAGTCTTTGAAGTTGCTCAAGGCATCTTGTGGAAAAGTAGCCTTGTTACATGAAAGTCATCAAACTGATTATTTTTCACTGGAAACCAATTTACCCAATAGTAATGAATACAAGATTTTACAGCACAAGTATACGTGCCCTCCACAGGAATACCTTATCCCCTTACAGGAGACAAACCTGGAGATTCGCCAGTTGAAGCCACGTTATACAGAGAAGGAAGTCTTTTTAAGACCGGGGCTACGCGTGACGCTCATCTATAAGGGAACACCGCATTTGTCTCCGTGTATCCTCTTTGGGTATGGTGCCTACAACAGTTACGAGGGAGCCAAAGAAAGCATCCATTTGTATCCGATGCTCGAACGCGGGTTTGTCGTGGCGATTGCCCACTTGCGCGGGGGTGCCGAATACGGCTACCAAGGCTACAAGGATGGACGCATGCTGAATAAAAAGAATACCTTTGACGACTTTATCGAAACGGTCCACGCATTGTTTGACCGCAAGATCACAAGCCGAGACAAATTGGTCATCTGGGGGCGCAGCTTTGGAGGGTTACTGATTAGCACGGTATTGAACATGGAACCGGATATCTGCAAGGTGGCTCTGGTAGGTGTGCCTTTTATCACCCCCTTGGAGACCATGTCCACCCATAAGACGCCCCTCGGAATAGAGACACGCAGTGAACTGGGCGACGTGAATCGTCCGGCCGTTCACGATTATATTGAAAGTTATTCACCTCTAGAACACATTCAAAGGGATGCCGTTTACCCAAACGTATTGATTTATACCAACCTTAACGATACCCTGGTTCCTTACAAAGAACCTCTTCTTTACTACAAGTCTTTACAACACGTAGAGGCTTACAAGCGGGGAGAACGCAATCTTTCTTTTTACATGGACCCTCGGTTTGGACATCATCAGGGCACACACGTAAAAGATATTTGGGAACATTATGGATTGCTTTTTACTTATGTATTAAAGTATATATGAACGATGGACTGTGGGAAGCCAACAGTGACAGTACCGAAGGAGAACCTTTCCGAAAAATTACCATGGAAGAATTGAAAAAGAAACTCATCCATCATTACGAACCCAGCGTCGTTCATAAATATTCATGTGCTCTCGACATTCTCGCCAGCTTCATCAAAGCCCATGCCTTTTTATACAATCAATCGTGTAATCACTGTAAGTATCAATTGAACCTTTTGATGTTGCCGTGTATCTTTTTGTCGACCATGTGTAGTGTCTTTTCATCGCTCAGTGGTCAATATGAAAATGGCGCCATTGTGATTGGAGGCGTCAATGCTTTTGTTGCCTTTTTGCTGGCCATTGTCAACTATTTAAAGTTGGATGCTGCCGCCGAGGCCCATCACATTGCGAGCAATCACTTGTATCGACTCAAAACGTTACTGGAGTTCACCTCGGGCGAAATTCTCTTGTTTGAAAACCCCCTCTTGCATCCAAGTGGGTATGAGCAAGAGTTAAGCCAGTGGATAGAATTACACGAAAAGGCACCCCAGTCCGAAAGCGACGCATTCAAGCAAGAGCTTCGCGCAGCGGTCAAGAAAGAACAAGAGACCCTGATTGGCGCGCTTCAAGAACGCATCAACATTATCAAAGAACGTGTGCTGGAAATCAAAGAAAACAACCGATTCGCCGTGCCCTCGGTCATCATGAATCATTATCCCATCATTTACAACATCAACGTGTTTTCCTTCATCAAGACGGTCGAGGATTACCGTATGGGTCTGATTACCACCTTGAAGAATGTCCTGAATGAAATACGGTTTCTGAATCGAAAGGAATTCCTACCGGAGAATGAAAAGATTCGCGTGTATGAACTATACGAGAGCAAAAACTCGATGGTCACCGAGCTCATCATGTTGACCAGCACCCATAATCTGATTGAAATTATGTTTCAACAAGAAATAAAAAACGATTATCTTTATACTCGTTACTGGTTTTGGTTTTGGATGGACAACATGTTTAAACGTTGCGGGTGCTCCTACAATCTCTTGCCCAACGAATACAAAAATCCTTACGATTGCGGGTTTGTGGACCCCAAGACGAACAAGTCTCTTTTGCGTAAAATACTTAACGTATAACCTTATTTGGGCTTTTCTAGTTTACTCAACGCATATAAAAGACTGGTGGTGTTGTTGAAATAAGACAGGTCAACCTTGATGTCCGAGTTGTAATACTGTTCAAACTTCTTGTCGTATATCTCGTCTGTATCCGTGGTTAGCCTTTTGTAAAAGTTAAATTCCGAGGTTTGGTCAGGCAAAAGAGAGACAGGCTTCGTATGATTTTGAAGGCCTTCGCGTTCTCTCCAATAAACATAGAGTAAGAACACGAAGACGGACACAAGGATGGGTGCAAGAACAGAAAACATTATATATGTTTATATATATTTTAATGTATCTATTCCCTTTGGAACTGACGGAACTTGTTCCTACGAAAGAAGGATTTGGTATGTCCGAAAATCTACGTTCCAGACTGAGAGAAAAGAACTGTTTCAACCCTGACCCCGCTCCTCCGGATAATGGCAGTAGTGGGGGAGGTGGCGGCGGTGGTGGAGGTGGTGGCGGAGGTGGTGGAGGTGGCACGGATGCAAGTGGCAATGAAAGTGTTACCAACACCTTTGCTAACACGGGTTTAGCAAAGACAATTTCAAATGCGGATAACAAACAAGAGACGGGTGTATGTGCCAGCATCTTTTTAGATGAAGTTGGAAAAACATTTGTAGAGCTGTTTGACACGATGGATGCTAAGCTGAATGAATTTGGGATACTTATCCGTAAATTTGAACCTGTTCCAACGGGATGGACGTTCATGGAGGACATTGACGCGGCCAAAGATGCACTAGACAACATCAAAGAGACGTATACTTTAAGCGAAGGAACAAAGGATAAATATGAATCCTTGGTGGCCTCTTTCCAACAATTCGATACGTTGATAGAGCAGATAAAAACAAACACCAAAAATGCGAAAGACTCCTTTCAAAAGGCAGCAAATTCCTTTGAAGCAGATACTATACCCATTCAGGGGTTTTTTACCAACATGGAGGTCTCAGATAAAGAAACGTTACGGGCGGCATCCAGGATGATGGAGGACGGCACTTTGCTCGTGAGTGAACTCGAAAAATCCTTGACCATGTTTAAGAACGAGAGAGGCTTATATTCGGTGGACCTGTTGGAAGAGTATGACCGTATCAACGATGGCAAGGGCCTATTTTCCGAAAAAGAATTTGTCGCGCTTCAAAAAGCCGAAACAGATGCGGCACTGGCCAAGACGACGGCTGCCTCTGCTGCGGCGGTCCAAACAGCACAAAATCCGGATTTTTTTCAATCCATTCTCAACAGTATCATTTACAGCGACCCTACCGAAAATCCAGCCTTTGTCTATTTGAACAAACCTTATCAAAACGCAACCTTGGAACAGGTAAGACAAATTGTATTCTATTTCATTTATGCAACAATATTTGGTTCCATTGTTTATTTTCTCTCGACCAAAACATTTGTGATGCCCTTTTTTCAGACGTTCCTCTTTTGGACCAAACGATACTTTGTCTTTATTGTATGGCTACTGGTGGTCGCGATGATTTATTCTTTCACGACGAATTGGTTCATGTGGTTGATACGCGAAGACATTCGATACTTTGCCTTTGTAGTGAACCCGACCTTGCATCCGGGGGTTCATTCCATTTGGACTTCAAAATACAAGCAATGGATAAAAAACATTGTATATGGTCTGGCTACTGCTGGCTTTTTCCTTGCCGCCCTTTTCCTAACGGTCATCATTCTTTTTCTCATTCTGCCTCTTTTTCTAGTCCTTCTATGGGCATCAGGTCAGCTCATGTCTTATTTTGAAAAGGACGAGTTAGACGAATAAAGGTTTGAATAAAATATCAAAATACTATATGGAGTTTCTCAGTATTTATAGTATTTTAGTGTCTTTCATGAAAAAGAATACCCTTATTTTTGTCATCTATTTCCTCATTACCATTTTGCTCTATCCCTTTCACTACATCATCATTCCCAAATATTACGGTATGGTCATCAATTCTTTCAAAGACAAGAGCAAAGCCTTTGTGTATTTTGTCAAAATGTTGTTGGGTGCTTATGTGTTGTGCTGGATATTGGAAATGTGTCTCTATAAAACACAGTCCGTCATTTTCCCAGAGTTTGCCGAGTATACCACCGGGTCCATTTTCGAATTCATCATCGACCATTACGAGCTCGATTTTGAGAACATTCATACCGGTGAGATTCTGTCTAAAATCATTCGAATGCCCGGTGTCTTGGCCGATTGTTTGCAAACCTTTGGCGTGGAATTCATCCGAGAACTATTTGTCTCGATTACTGCCGTCTATACCTATTATTCCGTGTCTACCTTGACCATGTCCGTGTATATTGGTTATGCCGTATTATACTATGTATTCGTTTACTTCCTGTTCAAATACTTACTCGGCTACGACATTGAGAAGAACAAGGCACAAGACAAGATGTATGAATGTCTGGTGGATTGTTTCAACAACTTTTCCTCCATCTACGCTTTCAATCAGCAGCCCCAAGAGAAACAACGGTTTTATGACTTTATTTTCAAAGACTACAAAGAGCGGGTCATCATGTCTTGGTCTAAGTATTTGAATGCGGCCTCTTTATGGGGAGGGGTGACGGTTTCTTTGTTTGTCTCCCTGAATTACCTCATCTATTATGAATATACCCAAAAGAAAATCGACGCGGAGACCTTGATTAGCACCTTTATCGTGACCTTTTCTATCATACGGTTGTATGAAAAGGCTGTCCTGAATGCGGACCGTTATTCAGACATTTACGGAAAAGTGTTGGATACCGAAAACTTCTTTAACGAGATTTCTAGATACAATATGAATGCGCATAAGAAAAATATCAACGCCTTTAAAAACGGAGACATTGCGTTTAAAGGAGTCTATCATAAATACAAGAACCAGTTTGTTCTGGAAAATATAGACATTCACATCGAAAAGGGTGAAAAGGTTGCCTTTGTGGGGCAGATTGGAAGCGGCAAAACGACACTCATCAAGTTGCTCCTTGGGTTCCAAATCCTGAACATGGGTAAGATTACCATTGGTGAATTGGATGTCAACCATATTTCGAATACCCAATTGCGAGAGAACATTTTTTATATTCCACAAAAACCCAAGCTGTTCAATCGAACCCTCTATGAAAACATTACGTATGGTATCGAAAAGAAACCCAGCAAGGAAAGCATTTTACTTTTACTGGACGACTTGAAACTGAACGACATTCGGTCCGTGTTTGAGCACAAGATGGACGACACGGTGGGTGTGGAAGGCAATGAATTGTCGGGAGGGCAGAGACAAATTGTATGGTTACTACGCGCCTTTTACCGCCAAGCACCTGTGTTAGTCCTGGATGAGCCGACGGCTGCACTGGACCCAGCGACCAAAGTGTTGGTGATGGACGTTATCAAACGCATCAACATTGGAAAGACAGTCATCATTGTCTCGCACGACCCGATTGACAGCTCGTTTAGACAGATTAAACTGAAAAAGGGTCGCGTGATTCAAGAAACCTTTTTTAACTAAGATATATAGAGTAGATGGAAGAATCCACACAAGATACGGCACCTAAATCCGATAAGATAGAGCAAGCCATCGAGGGTTATACCACTGAATTACTCGGAAAAACAGGGCTGACCATAGCCGAAGTCAAAGAGTTCCTTGAAGTCTTTCTATCGTTCGTCTTTCTAGACTCTGGAAAACAACCCAAGTTAGAGAGCTTGTGTATACGTTATACACGTTACGAGGATGAATTGACCGATTATATCAAAAAATGCATGGAATTATTCGGTATCGACCTTGACCGCGTAGAGGCGCCGATAAAACCGGACAGCATAGACGTGAAAGTGAAACAACTGGATACATGGATCAACACCCTTTCGGATATGCCCTTTTCTTACAAACAGACTCCGCTTTTGGTCAAGATACAAAAGATGGATTGGACCCAACAAAACCTATTGGAAAAACTAGTGGAAATGAATGCGGTCTTTGTGACCAAGCAGCTGATTATAGGTGTAGATATTTTCGAAAGGATAAAAACGAAGAAAACCGTTTCGATGGAGTTGATGCTACCCATGTATTCCACGTGCAGAGATTTCCTCGACACCTTGTCGACCATGGTTCAGTTGAAGAAAGAAAGACTTGACCTCATGTCTCGTGAAATCATTCTAGAGAGCATGACCTTTATGAAGGAGAAGATTTCTGCCTATTATGCTTTTATGGTTGAGCATTTTAATGCGGTTCCCCATGACACACTTGAGCAGTTGTATATTCAATCGATGGAGGTCAATGCCAAATTGACTGGATTTTTACAGGACTATCCGATGACCCCGATGAATCCGCAAAGACGAGAGAACGGTCTACGTATACGCCATCTGATAGAGGTCTTGCGTAGAAACTACGAACGAGTGATTGCGATGGAAAAGAAATGGGTCAAAACCGTTCGCGGAAACGACCGCATGTTAGATGCGATGGATATTTATCTGAACGGGGATGATTTAGACGATATTGCGTTGATTACAATTATTTTGATGAAACTCCAGAACCTAGAGGGAGATGTAGAGGCACACGATACCCCCACAGAGGGACAAGAGACAGAGACACAAGAGACAGAGAGACAAGACACAGAGACAGCACCGAAAGCAGAGACACAGGAGTCAGAGTCCGACGCATTTGTGCCTATCTCTAGAGTCCCTTCGAATCTACCTCGAATCAAGTTAGAGAAGGAGAACCCGATAGAAAAGGCGGTAGACGAGACGATTGAGATGTTTGTGCCTACGCCTGAAGCCGTGCCTCCAGTTGCACCTCAAGAGAAAAGTGTAAGCGTGCCACCCGAGACAACTGGACTGACTTGGCGCGAGAGGTTGGAACAACTGATGACTTCTGGGTATGGTGACACAACCCAAGAAGCGACTGAAGCGAAGCAAGAAGCAAAGCAGGAAGCGAAGCGGGAAGCGAAGCAAGAAGTGAAGAAAGAACCCAATGAGCCGTCTGAACCCGTATTTACGACGGCCCTTAGAAATTTAATGGGTATGTTTCAGCCTGATAAGGAACCGGATGAAACCTATTTGAAAGACCTTCAAAAAAAGACACGTGAAATCAAAGCCTTACAAGAGAAGGCCGTAAAGGACAAACAGGCGCAAGAGAAGGCCGTAAAGGACAGACAGGCGCTACAGGACAGACTAAATCAGGAACGTATCCTTTATGAAAAAAAGTTACAGGCAGAATTGCAGAAGGAACGTGCGATTGCAAAACAAAGAATCGCCAGCATGAACGAGACGGGTGTGTCAGACCCCATGTTAAAGAAAAAAATGGAAGCCCAACTACAAGAAAAAGAGGAAAAAATGAAGGCGGACTTTCGTAAAGAACTAGAGGGTCGGAAAAAGGTTCATTTTTTAGACCCAGCAATACAAGACCGTCTTGACCAACTCGAGACAGAGCGAGCAGAGTTGGAGGAAAGATTAAGAGAGGAACAGAAGAAAGACCCAAAAAGAAATAGACAGAAAGCACTATTCGATGCTGCGGAGAAAGAAAAGGCCCGAATGCGCGAAGAGGTGGAAATGCGAGGAAAACAAGCAGCGGATGCGCTGGATAAACCGTCTAATTGGAATAGTGAAACACATCGTTTAGGTGAGATGAATGTCAATGGAATATATAATACTAATTGGAATAGTGAAACAAAGCGTTTAAGAGACATTAATGTAAATGATAACTCTAGTGATATACACATAAAAGGGACAACTCAATCACCTACACAACCACCAGCACAGCCGCCAGAACAGCCACTAGCTCAACCACCTGCTCAACCACTAGCTCAATCACCAGAACATCCACCAGAACATCCACCAGAACAGCCACTAGCACAGCCACCAGAACAACCACCAGAACAGCCACTAGCTCAACCACCTGCTCAACCACTAGCTCAATCACCAGAACAGCCACTAGCACAGCCACCAGAACAACCACCAGAACAGCCACTAGCTCAACCACCTGCTC